TAGTGGTGCTGGCAGCGTAGGTGTAGATCAGGCCGCCGGCCAGCGGGTTGCCGTTGTTGTCGAAGAACTGCGCCCCGGCGCCAGCGTAAGGGGAAAGCGAAACGCTCATGGTGCTCTCACTGTTGAATCTGGCTCACCGCCAGCACGACGGCAGGTGCTGCTGGAACGTAGGCATTGCCCACGAATCCACCAATTGCCAAGTTAACTGAGTTTGACGCCACCATTATCTCCATGTAGTCACCTGCTGCCATAGAAAAAAACTCGCTGGCGTGGACTATAGCGTACTGCGCCGCCCCAGACACCAACGTAATGCGAGCACTGTTGGAGATGTCTGTTCCGTTCTTACGGAACCACACGTATCCCGTTTTTCCGCTGGAAGTTGTGCTATTAAACTGTACTGATGCGCTAAAGCTGTACAGTCCAGACTGAAAAAAAACGACACGTGACGCTGGAGACCCAAGCGCCACTCCATTGGCTATTTCCGTAGAGTTGAAAACTACTGCGTAGGGCGTGGCGGCAGCAAGAGACACTGTGCTGTCCAGCGTGAACTCGCCGTAGTACTTCTGCTGCTCAATGGTTGGCCGCACGAAGATCACGCCGTCAGTGGCGCTCTTGGTCAACACTGCCGCCAGCGGGATTACGTTGTCAGGCGCCGTGGGCTTGACGTTGGTGAACCCGCCGGCCACCGTGGGGCTGGCATACAGGATGTCGCCCACGTTGAACGCACTGGTGTCGATGCCGCTCACCGGCCCCCACACGCAGCACAGGCCGGTGGCGCCGCTGTCGGGGATGGTTTCGTCCAGCACGCCAAGGATGTACAGCGACGGCGTGGAGCCGTCAGCGATGTACTTGGACACCGACAGCAGATTTGCCGCGCCGACGCCGGCAAAACCCACTACGGTGCCCTTGGGCAGCGTTGCGCCGGTGGAGTTCTGCACCAGCGTGAACGTCTCTCTGCTGGCCTGGCCGATGCTGTCTTGCAGCAGCGAGAAGAACCGAAACCACGCCCGCGTGGTCAGCGCCTCGCGGTCCACCAGCGGATCGCGGGATGCTGGGACGCGGGGCAGCGTTTGCATCTCAGGCGCTCGTCGGCGTGGCCGTCAGTTCAGCGCCCATGATGGCGATCTTCACCGGGTCACTGCCGCTAATTTCGTACACGCGGTCGCGCAGCTTGGTAGTCATGCCGAGCCTGCGCCAGATCACGCGCTTGCCGTACTCGCCGATCTTGCCCATGCCGGCCCAGTGCTCGTTGCTCCATGTGTGGCCGCCGTCGTCGCTCCAGCGAAGCATAACCTCGGGTTGGGCGCCTTGCCCAGTAACTAGCCCTGTTCCCGACTCGCAATCCAACTGCAGGGCATGATGCGCCGTGCGTTTTAGCGTGTTTTGTCCCGTGGGTAGTGCACGCCAAGACCGCAGCCAACGCTGCACCTCTTCATTATCTTTGTACACTTCAAGGTCAAACGCATAGACGTTGCTGTTTTCCCAGTCCCCCACCAGCACTTTGCTGTCAAAATTTGCTTGGCAATTGCTACGGTGCCTGCGGAACTGCGCCCCATCCCACGCCGCACGCTCATGCCACGCCCCGGTGGCCACGTCAAACACCCACGTCGCCTGCGCGGTCGGGAACGTCAGCACATAGAACGAATGCCCGTCCTGCTGGTACGAATAGCCGATGGCGTCGTTGAGCACGCCGTACTGCTGGATCTGCCACTCCACAGCGTGCGTGCTGACGCGCTGCGCGTTGTAGCCGTTGTTGCGGTACACGATGCCGTTGCCGCGAGCATCAGAGCCCAGCCAGAACACGCTGTTGTCCAACTTGGCCACGCTGTACGGCGCGAGGCAACCCGTTTCCATGAACGCGCCTTGGATGCGCTGCAGCGGGAAGTCCGGCGCCCCGGCGTTGTACCAGACCTCAATGGTGTTGTTGCCGAACAGCCAGACCTCGCGGTGGTCCACCATCAGCGAAACGATGTTGTCCGGGTTGCCCTCGGCGCTGGCAAAGTCCAGCGGGTCGATCTGCGTGCCGTCGTTCAGCGATGTCACCCAGAAGCGCTGGCTATTGGGCTCGTTAAACACGAAGTACCCATCAAGGTAGCCCACCGTCACCGCGCCAGGAAAATCGACATCAGTGATTTGCGCGAACACGCCCGTGTTAACGTTGTAGATGAACGCGTCGGGGTTGCAGGCGACGAACAGCTGCGTGCCGTTGTCCGACATGCTTACCGGCCCACTGCCGTTGATTAGCCCCAGTTCCGTCACGGCGAAGTTGCCGTCAACGCGATACAGTTTGTTGCCCGAAGCAACGCACAGAAAGTTGCCGAACTTCCACATCCCACGGATCGGCCCGTCGCCTACGGTGGCCACCAGACGCAACCCCGGGCATCGCTGTAGGAACGCAGGCTCCTTGCCGCCGTCGGGCACGACCTCGGGGAACAGGTTGACCATGCGGCTGTCGGCCGCGTTGACCGACCGCGCCACATAGGACGATCCGAGGATGGGCGTTTTCACGTCGGCGTACCCGCGTACACGTTGAACCGGCGCAGCCTGCGGTTGACGAGGTTGTACGGAATGCTCATCAAGTCATCCGGGTTGTTGATGCGCTTCAGATTGCGCTTGGACGACATGGCGATGCGCTGCACCGTGGGCGGGGCCTCGACGCCAAACTCGGCCGCAATCTCGCAGGCCAGGTTGTACTTGAAGCACCGCAAGTAGCCCGGCGGGAACGACAGCGTGGTGTTCAGCAGCGCAGGCTGCGACAGTTCCTGCACGCTGATGATGTGCCACTCCAGATCCTTGCTGGGCACCGGGTACACGGTCATCGTGATGTCGGGGAACGTCATGTTGGTGAACATGACCTGCGGATACGTCGACGTCACGGTCTTCAGCGCAATACCGTTGTACTGCTGCTGGTTGATCATGGCGATGCCGAACGACACACCAGATTCGGTGTCGCGGAAGTACGTCGAATCGTCCAGCAGCACCGGTCGGTTGCCGACGAAGTTCCCCGTCGGCCCCAGCGTGCGCGTGGCGGTGTTTGCCGGCCAGGTAAACACCTGATCCTGCGTGCTGTACACCGCTAGGCGCTCAATGCTCCATGAGTCGAGCATCTGGTTCAAAGCCGCCAGCGCATCCTGTGACGTGGCGGCGGAGGGCGTTTCGCCCTCGGCAAGCTGGCCGATCAGCCGCAGTGCGGCGTTGATCTGGTCACCGGCAGTTGTGTTGGCGGTCGTGACGCCTGGCGATAGGACGGTCATGGTGTGATCCTAGCAGATCAGGGGGCGGGCGGCGCCTCCGCATTGTCGCCTGCGCGGGCATCAAACTGGCGCTGAATCTCCGCATTGATGTGCTGGATCAGCGGCGCGGCCACGCGGAACGGCAGTTCCACCAATGCTTGGTTGAGCACGGCGAGTTGTTGTTGGTTGAGGGTTAGGGTAATGTGGGTCATGCCATTGAAAAAGTGTGCTTTGTAATTCCTGAATTCTTGAAAAGAATTGAATCAGATGCTAAATTATACTCAACGGTAATAGTGCCTGTTGCGTTTAATGCAATGGTTTGTCCAGCAGCGATTCTTATTGCGTTGCCAGAAATAGTGGCAGATGAAAAATCAATTCCTACCGTATGAGTGCCGTTTGCGAAAAAAGCATATGTATTTGTCCCAAAAGCCTGAAATGCGGCAGTTGAGGCGCTTTGCGCCAAAAAATCAACCGCTACGCAACCGAGAGCCGCAAATCCAACGTTCCAAGTTCCGTTGGAAATACTTGAGTTTTGTGGGTTAACCCTAACTCCAATTGTTGCCTCACATGCCAAGCCAGCAGGCGCGCCCTTTCCAACCACAACATCAATGCCAACGCGATTGCTGTTAGCATCCGCGCCATTAGCAAATACATCTACTTCTACACCAACCAAACCAGACTTTCCGGCGCCAGATGTATTTGTTTTGTCCGATGCTTCAAATACACCAGCCCAAATAGCAGATGTTCCAGTTATTCTGTTGGCTTGCCCATAAATGGCAACATTTTCTCCATTATTAGAGTTATTATTAAGTATAGACAACAGCCCCCAAATAAAATCATTGACGCCAGCAGAAACATCTGTAGTTATTTGTTGAGCCGAACAGACTACGCCAAAAGTTCCGCCAGAATAATTAAATGACCTGTTAATTTGAAAATCTGTTACTTGCGCCGGAGAAGTTGCGGTGTTGGACAGTAATCGCCTATTAGCATACGCCTGCTCAACGTGCCCAAGCAACGAGATTGGAAACAAGCCGGATGGATCTAAGGCGTTTCCGCAAGACCAAAAATAATTCTGCTCGTTTGAAATTGTGCTTTTGAGATATTTACCTGACGGTACGTATATTGGATTGCCATCCCCAGCCGCTATAGCTGCTGCCGCAAACGCAGCCGTATCATCCGCAACACCATCCCCCACCGCCCCAAAGTCCTTGACGCTCACCACATCTCGCAGCTTCGACTGCACCGAGCGCACCTGCGCCCCAGTGCCTGCTTGCAGGAATTGCACGTTGTTGGACGCGCCGGAGTCAGAGGGATCAAACAACACCACCCCAGGCTTCGTCTCCGTAGCGTAGCCCGCTTGGGCTATGGTGATGCTGTACGTCCCGTTGGCAGCGTAGAAGGCGTATTCGCCGTCGCTGTTGGTGTAAACGGGATTGCTTGATGCGGCGCCGCTGTTGTTGCTGTACAGCGTGGCAAGGTTTCCGTTGGCGTCGTAGACCGTTACGGTGGCGCCAACGACTGCAGTACCTTGACGGTTCTGCACTACATCAAAGTACCTCTGCATGTGGCAACTCCCGTCGCCGCCTGCGCGCAGTCAGTTCGTTGACGGCAACCTGGGGCGATTCTTCGCCCGGAGTATACCTTTCCCACCCGTTGCGTTCATCTTCTTCTGCCTCCAGATCCATCGTGGCAACCTTGGTGCCGTGAATCGGGTGCTTCATGTAGATGACGGGCATAGGTCGCCTCCGGGCCTGCGGCGCAGGTACATGTGATAGTTGCCGGGATACGCCTTGTCGGCGCTGTGGTGCGTGATGTCCACATCCGGAATCAGCCAGATGGAGCCGCCGCAGTCATTCCAGTTGCGGCTGAAGGCGTAGTCCTCGCCGTACCAGATGCCTTTGTGCGCGCCGTGGTTGAACAGGTCGACGTGCGGCTTGTGCGCCTTGCCGTACATGAGGTGCGGGTACGCGCGCATGAACTTCTCGACTGCCGCCTCGGTCACGCGCAAAAACCCTGCGGGCACCCACTCTGCGTGAATAGCGCCGTCTGCCAAGCGCACGATGGGATGCCCACCCGCGTCGGTGAACAGGCAGCCCATGTAGTCTTCCTCGTCCTTCTTAAACCTGTACGTTCCGGCCACAACGTCGCCCTCCGTCTGGATGAGCTTCAGCAGCGCTTCCGGCGGAAACGATACGTCGTGGTCAAGGAAGATGATCTGATCCGCGCCCGCATCCAGCGCCTTGCGCAGCATGACGTTGCGCGCCTGGCTGATGTAGGGGTTGCCAACCTCCATCACCATCTGGTGCGTGATGTCTGCTGCATCCAGTGCCGGTACAGCGGCCTCTATGGCCTCCAGAAGCGCTGAATGCGGGCGGGTGAGGGTAGGCACACACAAGACGACTTTCATTGCGTCACGGGCCTTTGTGCGGTGATCATCAGTTGGTGGTTGTTAGACGGGCCGGC